GCCTACTGCTGGGCTAGTGGGCTGATCGAACTTGGTGAAACCGTCCCTGAAGGTGCCATCAAGCTGGCAGAAGGCCCCAAGGCGAATTTGAAAGTGGTGATGGATGGGCTGGCCCGCCACGGCCAGGGCCATTCCGATGGAAAGCTCCTGGTCCCCGGCATTCCGGAAGCAGCAGACCAACACGCGGCGGGCGATGCACTTCGGCAGTTCATTGAGTGGGCGAAGAAGTGCAAATCGACAAGGAAATATGGCGTCTTTTTTAACACCATGGAGGTGATGTGATGGCCGTAACTATCAACTTCGATGAACTCAAGCGGCTGCATCAAGCCGCCGTTGTCGGCGGCTCGACAAGCCGTGCCTGGATTGAGTTTGCCAGCACGATGCTTGATTCGTTTCCCCATCTCTACCGCCAGGCGAAAGCAGTAAACCAGCGCCTGGAAGAGCTTGAGCGCCAAGTTAACCAGCGGGCGGCGCGGGAGCACTTCTGATGGCCATCCGCGACCTCAACCTCTTCAGCGAATTTGGCGCCCGCCTGCAGATGGACGAGTCAATCGAACTCACCGTCCAGAGCATGCAGTCCTACGGGCAGGCGCACGACCATTGGGTCATCGCCTGGTCGGGCGGCAAGGACTCGACCGCCACGCTGACGCTGATCGCCTGGCTGATCACGGCCGGCAAGATCCCGGCGCCGAAGCGGATCACCGTCCTCTATGCAGACACCCGCATGGAGCTGCCGCCGCTGGCCATCGCCGCCATGCAGATCATGGACGAGCTCGCCGAGCGCGGTATCGAGTGCCGAATCGTCCGCGCGCCGCTCGATAAGCGCTTCCTGGTATACATGCTCGGCCGTGGCGTCCCGCCGCCCAACAACAACACGCTGCGCTGGTGCACCCGGCAGGTCAAGGTCGATCCGATGGCCGACGCCATCGCCGAAAGCCTGGGCGAAGGCACGGCGCTGACCATCACCGGCGTCCGCCAGGGCGAGAGCGCCATCCGCGACCGGCGGATTGAAATGTCCTGCGGCAAGGACGGCGCCGAGTGCGGCCAGGGCTGGTATCAGCAGATCCTGCCGAACAGCAAGGGCGTGCGTGGCCGCATCGCCACGCTGGCACCGCTGCTGCACTGGCGCGTCTGCCACGTCTGGGAGTGGCTGCGCCACTGGGCGCCGCGCGAAGCGTTCGGCGGTTGGTCGACCGAGATGATCGCCGACGCCTATGGCGGCGACGAAGCGGAAGAGACCAATGCCCGCACCGGCTGTATCGCCTGCCCGCTGGCCCAGGAAGAGAAGGCGCTCGACAGCATCCTGCGCATGCCGCGCTGGCAGCATCTGGCACCGCTGCGCGAACTCAAGCCGATCTACCGCTGGCTGCGCGAACCTGCCCAGCGCCTGCGCAAATCCGGAATCGAGCGCCTGAAGGACGGCTCAATCGGCAAGAACCCGCAGCGCATGGGCCCGCTGACATTCGAAGCCAGGCTTACCGCGCTAGATCAGATCCTCGACATCCAGGATCGGGTGAACATGAAAGGCAACGTCAAGGGCGAAAAGTTCGAACTGATCAACGCCGAGGAAGAATCCCGCATCCGCGAACTGATCTCCGCCTGCACCTGGCCGGATGGCTGGGACGGCGACGAACCTCGGGCTGATCAGTGGCTACCAGTAACGATCTACTGCAATGGCGCAGAGCAGCCGGACTTGTTTGGACTGGAGGCATCATGACCACCATCATCAACCTCGCCGCCTGGCGCCTCGCCCATCCCAAGCCCTTGCAGCCGGACCTGGTCGCCATGGCCGTGCTGCCCTACCTGGTATGGCACGCCGCCTGGTGCGGCTACTGCCAGGCCTGGGCGGAAGTGATGTTTCCCGTGGGGCGGTCATGAGCATCAGCACCAACCCCCACCTCTCAGCAGTCCATGCGGCCAACTTCGAAAAGGCCATTGCCAAGGCTCAGGATCTGGAGACGCTGAAGCGCGAGGCCGCGAAGCATGGCCCCTGGCTGCTGGGAAACGACAAAACCCGCCTACGCGAAATTTACACAGCCAGGTTGCTGGCGCTCGGAGGTACTTATGGCAGCAAGTAACGCCCTGCAGTCCCGCCTGCGCATGCTGCGCGCCATCAGGCATAAAGCCGGTGAGCAGCTCGACGACGACAGCTACCGGGCAATCCTGCAGCGCTGCGCCGGCGTCACCAGCTCGACGCAGATTCGGAGCCAGGCCAAGGCCGATGCTGTCATCACTGAATTCCGCCGCCTTGGCCTGGTGCGGAAAGTGGAGCGAAAGCAAAACGCCACGGGCGAATGGGCCTTCGTTTTCAGCTGCTTGCCGGAGCGCCAGCTGCACCTGCGCAAGATCTACCGACTGGCCCAGCAACTGGGCGCCGCGCAGCAGCCGCCGGTGGCGGTGATGAGCAAGTCCTACATCGAGGGCATCGCAGCCCAGATGCGGGGCACGACTCAACCGCTTGAGTTCTGCGATGCCGAGCAGCTGCACACGATTGTGCAGGCGCTCGAAGTGCATCGCCGGCGGATCGGGGGCCAGTGATGGCGCTGCCGGAGATCGTACAGCGGCTTGTCGGGCTGATCGGGCACACCAAGACGATGGCCCTGATCGACGAATTCGGGGGGCAGACCATCCGGTTCCCGCGCGACGAGACGACGGCGCTGTTTGAATCCCTGGTCGAGACCATCGGTCGGACTGCAACCCTGACGCTTGGGGCCGAGCTGGGGGGATGGCAAGCGGATGAGCGCTATATCCCGTTCTGCAGGGATGCGATCCGCGCGGACAGGAACAGAGCCATCATCAACCGCTACGACGCTCTGCTAGCCGGCGGCCACAGCTGCCGGGGTGCAATTTCAGTACTGGTACGGGAGCACAAGCTCTCGAATCGGCAGATCCAGAAGATAGTGAACCAACCCCTCCCGGCGCCGAGTGAAGCGGCGGTGCAGGGGGCGTTGTTCTGACTGGCTACATTCAGGAGGACTGACTAATGGTATTGACCGAGCACGAAAAGAAGATGCTGGCGCGGCTGCGCTGCTGGTGGTTTGGCTGCGAGCCGCACCCGCAAGACCCGACGCCGCCGGATGAGATTACGTGCATGCACTGCGGCCGGATCGTGCCCTACGGAGACATGGTTGGCGACACGCGCCACAACATGGCAAAGGACTGGCTGAGCTACTGGCTGTGGCGCCGCTGGTTTCCGGCGAAGTGCCCTGCATGCGGTGCGCGATTTGGGCACCGTGGCGACTGCGACGGGATACCGTTTTGATGCACAACGCTTAGCTGTGCGGCGGCGAAGCCGTCCGAACCAGCGTTGTGTTCGTCGGCAATTTGACTACGAAGAGAGGAAAAGACATGAAGGTTGTTCAGATTAACGATTGCGACTGGTGGGTTGGCGCGTCGCTAGAGGCTTGCGTTCAGGACTACCGCGACAACGTGGAAGATGATCCAGACTACACCGAAGACGCCCGCGAACTGACAGAACAAGAACTCGATACGCTCAAGTTCACCATCTGCGACGAGGACGAGCGCCCAACCGGAGAAAAGCGCACCTTCCGCGAGCAGCTTGCGGTCGAGATTGCCGAAGGCGGAGAATTCCCGCGCATGTTTGCGAGCACGGAATATTGACGCCAAACCCGGGATAGCCGGCTCCGAAGCCGTCTATCGGCGATAACCAACCAACCCGGCTCCGGCCGGGTTTTTCATTGTGCCTTTGCCGCTTCCGTAGAAGCCCTTCACCGCTGCCTGGGTCGGAGCTCCATGCGTAACCTGTCCGCATGGCATGCCAGGACTGTATCCACTATCTGCCCAGCGACGAGGCATTCAAGCCGAGGCCAGGGCTTGAGGGTCACGGATACTGCAAAGCCGCTCCTGACTATATCGAGCGGTCACGTCTCTTCCTGGCGTCCAGCCCTTGCTGGCTGAAACCCGTTCAGGAGAAATCCAAGAAATGAAATCCCGCATTGCAATTGCTTCCCTGGTGCTCTCGGCTGTCGGGTTTTCCGGCATCGCGATCCAAGAGGGCTACACATCAAAAGCCGTCCGGCCCGTGCCTGGCGACGTGCCCACCATCGGCCTGGGCAGCACCACCATGGCTGATGGTGGGCCGGTGCAGATGGACGACACGATCACCCCGCCGGCCGCCATAGCCCTGGCCGTTCGGGACGTGAGCGTCAAAGAAACCGCGCTGAAGGGCTGCATCACCGCCCCCCTGCACCAGTACGAGTACGACGCCTTTGTTTCCCTGGCATACAACGTCGGCCCCGGCGCCGTGTGCAAATCCAGCATCCCCAAGAAGCTTGCTGCCGGTGACTACGCCGCCGCCTGCCGGACCATTCTAGATTTCAAGCGCGTCCAGGGCCGGGACTGCTCAGTCCCGGAAAACGCCCGCTTCTGCGGCGGGGTCTGGACCCGGCGCCTGCAGGAATACCGCATGTGCCTGGGGGAGGCGCGATGACCACCTGGATCAAGGAAATACTGCTGCCCCTGATCATCTGTGCGGCCCTGGTCGGCATGGGCGCCTTGGGGGCGGGCACGTGGGTGGCAGCCCGAAAGAATGCCGAAATTGCCGACCTGAAGCGCGACCGCGCCCAGGCTGAAAAAGACGCTGCTGAAGCCGCTTTGCTGCGCCTGCAGCAGGCCCAGGCTCGGGGCGATGAGCTTGCACAACAGCTGGCCGCCGCTGAAACCACCCTTCAAACCCAAGCCGAGGAAAAGTCACATGAAATCGCCCGCCTTACTACTGGCCGCCGCTGTCTCGATGGCGCTGCTGTCCGCCTGCTCAACGCCCCCAGCAGCCAGGGAATCCGCCTTGGCGCCGTGCCCCCGGCCGCCAGCAAGCCTGCTGCAGCGGATGTCGCCGCTGCCAGCGATAGAGATGTCGCTCAGTGGGCCCGAGTCTGCCGCACCAGCTACGACACCTGCCGCGCCAGACTCGACGCGCTAATCGACTACCACGCCGAGGCTGCACGATGACAGTTCAACTGGAACTCTGGCAGCTCATTACGCTGCTGCTCGCGTTTTTCGGCGCGGTGGGTGGCTTCGGAAAGGTGCTGCTGGCGCAGTTCGACAAGCGGCTGAAGGAGCGCTTTGAGTCGATGGAGGCCGCGAGAGAGGCCTCCGGCGTGCATTGGGACAAGCGCTTCCAGGGGCTGGAGGATGCGGCGAAGGAATGGACCCGGGTGGAGCGTGATTTCTTGGCCTGGAAAGCCGATCTGCCCATGACCTTCGTCATGCGTGACGACTACGTCAGAAACCAGACCGTCATCGAAGCCAAGCTCGACAGCGTGGCGCTCCGAATCGAAAACCTACAACTCAAGGGAGCTGCAAAGCCATGAACATCGACGCCGCCAAGGTCCGCCGCGAACAACTGCGCTGGTATCTGATCCTCGCCCTCTACAACGCCCGGCCCGAAGAGCTCTGCGAAGAGGTCATCCAGGCCACGATGCGCGGCATCTACCCTGACGTGACGCCGGTCGAAGTGCGCAAGGAACTGTATTATCTGGAAGGCCGGGAGCTGGTCGGGCTGCGCAAACAGCCCGACGGGCGCTGGTGGGGCGACTTGACCCGCGTCGGCACCGACCTGGCCGAGTACACCATCGACTGCGAGCCGGGTATTGCCCGGCCGGTGAAGTACTGGAGCTGACCATGGGGCGAGAATCGTCCGTCACCACGCTGCCCGAGGAGGTGCGCAACGCGCTCAACCAGGCGCTGGCCGCCCGCAATTTCACCGGCTACGCCGAGCTGGAAGAATGGCTGCGCGGCCAGGGCTTCGAGATCAGCCGGAGCGCCATCCACCGCTACGGCCAGAAGATCGAGCGGCGCATGGCCGCGATCAGGGCCAGTACGGAAGCTGCCAAGTTCATTGTCGACGCTGCCGGCGACGATGCCGACGCCCGCAGCGAGGCGTTGATCGCCCTGGTGCAGACCGAGATGTTCGATTCGATCATCGCGATCCAGGAGGCCGGCGACGACGAGGTGCCGCCGGAGGAGCGCCTGGGCATGATGAGCGCAGCCGCCAAAAATATCGCCACGTTCACTCGGGCCTCAATCGCGCAAAAGCAGTACAAATCACAGGTGCTGGCCAAGGCTACCGAAGTGGCCGAGAAAGCGGCACGGCTGGCCAGCAAGGGCGGCATGTCGGCCAAGACGGTGGAGGAAATCCGCCGGTCGATTCTGGGGATTGCAGCGTGAGGCAATACGAGCGATCCGATATCGATTACGAGTCCTGGTATTCGCCGTGGATGAAGCTTCTGGCGAAGTCTCGCACCCGCGCAGAGCTGGAATTCATGCTCTTGGGAACGTCTGCCGAGGCTGCCGCTGCGGCGCATTCACATCGGCGCGCTATCGAGGCGTCTGCATCCATGGATGGTTGCGCTTCGCGCCGTGCGGCGCTTCGCAATGTGGTTGCTGCGGCTGGAGACAAGGCGATCGCATTGCGGGGGGCTCTCGAAATTTATGAGCTGTTCCCCGAGCATACCGCCGCCGGGGTCGCCGGCGGGCTGGCGGTCGCCCCGTCAGTAGTGGAAAACCAGGGCGTCGCGCGCCAGGACGAACCGGCCCAGGTATTGGCGCATGGCGGCAAGGCGAGTGGCGTATCCACTCATCCGCCCGGGGGATTGAAATGACCAGTAAGCCCCACACCAACCCGCTTTCCCTGCTGCCGTACCAGCAGCGCTGGGTGGTAGAGAAAACTCTCCTGAATGTAGCCGCCAAATGCCGCTGCACCGGCTTGAACACGGCAGCAAAGAAGGTGAGAGAACTCCGGCTCCGGTCGACTCAGGGGAATGCAGCGTGAGCCTGCCCTTCCGCAGAGTTTCTCCTGTTACTGCCGAGCTGGAAAAGGTCGGCAAGGATGCACCGCCGCCTGTGCTGCTTGGCTACCAGCAGCGCTGGGTAGCGGATGACTCGCCCCTGAAGGTGGCCGAGAAGTCCCGCCGGATCGGCCTGACATGGGCAGAGGCTTCAGACAATGTGCTGATCGCATCGGCGGCAGAAGGCTCGAACGTCTTCTACATCAGCGCCACCCAGGACATGGCCCTGGAGTACATCGAAGCCTGCGCCATGTGGGCCCGTGCCTTCGACCTGGCCGCCGCCGAGATCGAGGAGGGCATCTTCATCGACGAGGGTGACAAGGAAATCAAGATGTACAAGATTGATTTCCCCAAGTCCGGCCACCGGGTCGTGGCGCTTTCCAGCCGACCGGCGAACCTGCGCGGCAAGCAGGGCGTGGTGGTGATCGACGAGGCCGCCTTTGCCCCCGACCTGGCCGGGCTGCTCAAGGCCGCCATGGCCATGCTGATGTGGGGCGACAAGGTCCGCATCATTTCCACCCACAACGGGGACGACAACCCCTTCAACGAGCTGATCAACGAGATCCGCGCCGGCAAGCGGGGCGGCACCGTGCACCGCATATCGTTTGCAGATGCGGTCAATGACGGCCTGTTCCGCCGGGTCTGCCTCCGGAAAAACAAGCCCTGGACCCAGGAGGCGGAGGCCGACTGGGTGGCGGACGTGCGCAAGTTCTACGGCGACGACGCGGCAGAGGAGCTGGATGTGGTCCCGGCACAGGGGGGCGGCACCTATCTGCCCCTGGCCCTGATCGAGACCCGCCAGGCCGATGGGGTGCCGGTGGTACGCATGCGCTGGAAGCCTGACTTCAGCCTGGTGCCGGAACCCACTCGGGCCCGGGAGGTGGCGGCCTGGTGCCGTGAGGTGCTGGAGCCGCTCCTGGAGCAGCTGGACAAGGGCCGCCCCCACGGTTACGGCCAGGACTTCGCCCGGGTGGGCGACTTGTCCGTGATCACCGTGCTGGAGGAAGGCAAGGACCTGAAGAACCGCCCGGCCCTGGTGGTGGAACTGGGAGGCTGCCCCTACGCCCAGCAGGAGCAGATCCTGGATTTCATTGTGGACCGGCTGCCGCGCTTCCGGGGTGGCGCCCACGACGCCAATGGTAACGGCGGGCAGATTGCCGAGCATGCGGCCGACAAGTACGGGCATGACCGCATCCAGCAGATCCACCTGACCGAGAAGTTCTACATGGAGAACATGCCGCGCTTTAAAGCCCACCTGGAGGACGGCACCCTGGATGGCATCCCCCGGGATGAGCAGCACCGGGACGATCTGCGGGCCATCAAGAAGATCAACGGCATTCCCAAGATACCCAAGGCCAAGACCCAGAAGGCCGACGAGAAAAAGCTGCAGCGACACGGGGACTTTGCAATTTCCCTGTTCCTGGCCGACTTCGCCATGCATACCGAACTTGCAGGGGTGTGCACCGGCTTTCAGTCGGCTGCAGCGGCCAACGATGATGATGATGAAGATGGGGGTTATGGCTCCCGGAGGATGTTCTGATGCTACTCGACCAACACGGCCAGCCCCTACGCCTCTCGGACATTGCCGAGCCCCAGACCAGCAAGATCGCCACCCTGCAAAACACATTTCATGAAGGCCACCTGGAGGGGCTGACTCCCGCCAAGGCCAGACGCATCCTGCGGGAGGCGGACCAGGGCAACCTGGTGGCCCAGCATGAGCTGTTCGAAGACATGCTGGATCGGGACGCCCACCTCTCATGCGAGTTCGGCAAGCGCACAGGGGCGCTGCTGGGGCTTGACTGGTCCATCGAGCCGCCGGCCAACGCCAGTGCCCAGGAAAAGAAGGATGCCGCATGGGCAGAAGAGATCCTGCGGGATGTGGTCGATGATCTGGAGGACCTGATCACTGCAATGATGGGCGCGGTTGGCCACGGCTTTGGCCCCATCGAGCAGGAATGGAAACGCTGGGGGAACGAATGGCTCCCCACCTTCCATCCCCGTCCCCAGTCCTGGTTCCAGATGGACCTTAACCGGCGGCAGTTGCGGCTGATCGACGGCTCCAGTAACGGTGCCGAGCTGATCGCGGCGGGCTGGATCATGCACACCCACGGCAAGGCCAAGACCGGCTACCTGGCCCGCATGGGCATCTGCCGGGTGCTGATCTGGCCCTTCATCTACAAGCACTACGCCGTTGGCGACTTTGCCGAATTTTTGGAGACCTACGGCCTGCCAATCATCCTGGGCAAGTACTACCAGGGCGCCACGGCGGCAGAAAAGTCCAGCCTGATGCGGGCCGTCACCGCACTTGGGCACGACGCGCGGGCCATCATGCCCAAGGAAATGGAGCTGGAGATACAGAAGATCGCTGGATCGGGCGATGGCTCGGTGCACCTGGCCATGGTGGACTGGGCCGAGCGCAGTCAGTCCAAGGCCATCCTGGGTCAGACCCTGAGCGCTGAAGCCAAGGCCACGGGCATGGGTAGCGGCGTGGCCGATCTTCATGGCGAGGTGCGCCACGACATCCTCAAATCCGACGCCCGGCAGATTGCCGGCACCCTCACCCGTGACCTGGTCTATCCGCTCCTGGTGCTGAACGGCCGTGGCGGGGATGCACTGCGCCGCTGCCCCCGCTGGCGCTTCGATCTGGGCGACGCCGAGGATCTGAAAACCTACGCGGACACCCTGCCCAAGCTGGCCCAGGGCGGCGCCCGGATCGCAGTCTCCTGGGTCCATGAAAAGCTGCGCATCCCAATGGCTGAAGAGGGGGAGGAAATATTTGGGGCATCGAATGCCCCCGAGCCACCTCCTGGGCCACCTCCTGGGCCAGCGCCTGCTGCTCCAGCAAAACCCGGCCAGGTCGCCCTGAAGGCAAGTGGCGCCAGTCCAGACGTAGCTCCAGACGCCATTGACGCCATCGTGGATAACGCCATGGGCGACTGGGAGGAGGTGCTGGCTCCGATGGTTGATCCCCTGCAGGCAGCCATGGATGATGCAGCGGCCGCCGGCGAAACCGCCGAGCAGTTACTGGCCCGCCTCCCAGCCCTACTGCCGCAGATGGCCGTGGCGGCCCTGGCTGAACACTTGGCCAAGCAGACCTACACCACCCGCCTGGCCGGAGAGGCTGGCCTGCCCACGGTAGACGGCAATGGCTGAACGCAGCGCCGCTCAGGAGTTTGCCTACCTGGCTAGGCTCCCACCAAAGGAGGCTTCCGACTACCTCAAGGGCCGGGGCCAGCTGACACCCACTTTCTCATGGCAGGATCTGTGGCACGAAGAACATGCCCAGCAGTTCACGGTCAGCCGTCTGGCCCGGATGGACATCCTCAAGGCCATGCAGGACGGCATCACCGCCTCGGTCAATGGCGACCTCTCTCGCCGCGACTGGATCAAGAGCACAAAGGCCCTGCTGCAAAAAGAAGGCTGGTGGGGCGAAAAGGAAGTGCTGGACCCGGTAACCGGTGAAACCGTGATTACCAAGTTCGACCCGGCCCGGCTGGCGCTGATCTACGACACAAACACCCGCATGGCGCACAGCGCCGGACTCTGGCAGCGCGTTGAACGCAACAAGAAGACGCACCCCTATGTCCGGTATGTCACGAAGGGGGATGAACGGGTGCGGGCCAGCCACCGGAAGTGGCACAACCTGGTGCTGCCCGTGGATCACCCGCTCTGGCAAACCATCTGGCCGCCAAACGGCTGGCGCTGCCGCTGCTGGGCCACCAGCCTCTCCCAGTCCGAGTACGACAAGGGCTACAGCGAGTACCGGCCGCCCTACGAGTACAACCCGGACGGCAGCGTCAAACGCATTCCCCCGGTAGTGCGTGCGCCATTCAACAAGACGGCCCCGGATCTCGTCATGCGCGAATGGGTCAATAAGCGCACAGGCGAAGTCAGCCGGGTTCCGGTGGGCATCGACCCTGGGTTTGACTACAACCCGGGCCGGGCCCGGGATAGCGCCATGCTCAAAGTCGGCCAGGAAAAGCTGGCCGCAGCTGCACCACAAGTGCGCCAGGCTGCCATCGTGCCCGGGGTGGGAGACGGTGTCAGCCGAGCATATGGGGCGGCCGTCACTGCTGCATACGAGTCGCTGCCCGTTGCGGCCCGCGAAACCCTGGCGGCAGGCGGCTTCGAGGTGCAGGTGGTACGGCGGATCGTGGATGCCGTTCCAGAACTGGCACGGCGGTCGGTGCCTGGCGCCCCAGGGCTGGCATATACCTCCGCCGGCGGACTCACGATTTACGATAACCGGCTGATTCTGATCGCTGAACAAACCCTGGTGGATGGGGCCTGGAAGCCTGTGAGCGCGGCAATCGGTGAGGGCCTGTTGATTCATGAAGTGGGCCACGGCCTGAGCTACCTGCTCAAGTGGGCCGATAGTCCAACGGTTCGCGCAGCCTGGCAGAAGGAAGCTACTGCTCTGGCGGGCTATCGGAGCAAGGTGGATTCAGACCTGGAGGGTGACATCATGTACTTTACTCAGGCATGGCCCCGTGGCCTGGTGGAAACCGTAGCCGAGCTATATGCCTTGCGCCACACCCAGGGAACCGTTACATATTTGGATGTGGCCGCCGCATTTCCAGAAACCCGTGCGGCGCTTGAAGCTCTGCTGGATGGAAAGGATCTCTGATGTACGTCGTCTGTTGCGCCCACCGGGACAGGGAAGAAATCATGGTCATGGGTCGCACCGATCCCCCCTACTGCTTTGACTTCAAGAAGCCCATCCCCAAAGGTGAGGAGTTCTGCGGCATCCCCTGGGAGGAACTGCGGGAGCTGGATGGTTTCGAGACCGAGCCCGAAACCGGCGTGGTCATCAGCAAAACGCCCCGCCAGACCTACACCAGCCCCGGGGAAGTGCCAGACTGGCTCAGGAAGAAACCCACAGAATGAGCATCACCGTCACTGTCGATGATCAGTTCGTGATCGACCGCCTGAATGAGCTCGCGCGGCGGGTCGATGACATGGGCCCTGCGTTCAGCGCTATCGGGATGGAGCTGGAAAACCGGGTGCGGGCCCGCTTTGAAACCCAGAGCGACCCGGACGGCGACCCGTGGGCGGCGTGGAAGCCCAGCACCGTTTTGAGCTATCCGGAGGATGGAAGCGGAAGGGTTCTCGACCGCTACGGTGAAATGATGAGGAGCCTGAATCACTCCAGCGGAGATGCCTCGGCAACAATTGGCTTTGGCGACCCCAAGGCCACCTACCACGAGTACGGCACCCGCGACATACCCCGGCGTGGCCTGCTGTTTTCTGATCCTGATGCGGGCACCCTCGGCAATGGTGACCAACAGGCGGTGCTCGATATACTCACCTCGTTCCTGCAGGACGCCTTACCCTGA